TTGCTCGTTGCAACGCCGGTGATGGAAACGGGCGAGCTAGTAGCATTGACTGCCTGCCATGTCGTACCGTTGAACAGTTGAGCGTCGTCCAGACCGTTCACCATCATCAGGAAGTTGCCACCCGCCGTACCAAAGTTGACGTGCTGCCACTTGTCTAATGTCTGTCCGGTGACGACAGCCGCGCCAACTGCGCCGGGGCTAGTCACGTCATATATGCTGCTACCGCTCGCTGCAAAAAGCTTTGCCCCACCGGTCGATGGTGAGTAACTTGCCAAAGTGTTGACAGTTCCGGCAATGCCCGTGGCCCACTTGCTGTAGCCATATCGCACCATTACATCGTAGGGTGTGCAAAAGAAGTTATCGATGCTTACCGCATCCTTTTCACCCATCTCTGCCAATGAGTCGCGCGCATTCCACCCAGCCACAGGGGCAGAGACGGACAAGGTGCGGGATACCTGCTGCCTTGTCAGACGACGTTGCGGCTGGCGCATCAGCTCGCACCCCATGAACCACGCGGGACAGCAACGACCGGCTGAATTTCGTAGGTGGACTGGCCGCTCATGCTGAGCGTCGGCTTGCTGCTGTCTCTACCCATCGCATCGGCAATGCGTCGCTCGTACTTGGCGAAGTCCTCGGCGTAGTCCAGGCCCTTGATTGCTTTCCAGCGCCAGATCGTGCCGAGGATGATTAACTGGTCACTGATCTTTGGCGTGTCCGCATCGTTCGTCCAGATCGACGAGGTCATGAGCGTGGACGTGTTGATCCAATTGCGCGTGATGTACTCAAATGCACAGGTTTGACCTGCTACTGGAATGGGATAGAAGTTCAACTGATCATTGACAACGCGGTACGAGTTGAACGGCCCATTGATCGCCAATGCCACGTCTTGCTGCCAGTCCTGTTCTGTGCGTGGCCCATATACGGGACGGCGCAAGGTGCGATTCCAGATCGTGTCATTGACGATGTAATCGCAGTTTGGCGCAATGGTGGACATGGCCCCTTGCACCTGGGCGGCGACCGTCGTGAACACGGCCTCGGTCTGCAATGCCTGCCACGCATAGCGGTCGGCCTGCTCCTGTCCTTCTTCTTCCGAAATCGACAGCAGTTGGATGATCTGCGGATCCGTCGATCCAACCGCTGCGTTAGGCGCAGTGATACCGATACGGCGGCAAACTGTCTGGATAATCTGCAAGCAGCTCAATGCCATATCGGTTCCTGGTTACGCGTTTGCGGGTTCTGCGCCCTTGCGAGCACGTTTAGGCTTGTCTTCGTCCAGCGCATCCAGACGAGCGGAAAGCTTTGCCATCTGTTCTTCCAGACGGCGGGTCTTTTCGCGCTCTTCAGCCAGCTCCTTTACTACTGGGGACAAGTCCTTCTTCGCCTGGATGTCGCCCTTCGCCATATCGCGCAATACGCGGCCATCAAGGCCGATCTCGCCCAGCGACGAATCCGGCACAGCGGCGAGGTCTTCGACGGTTGGGAACTTGGCAGCCAACTGCTCACGACGCGATTTCAGAATGCGTTCCCATGTAATCAGCGGCGTGCCATGGCGTGGGATTGCCTTGCCTTCGCGGAAGGAAGACAGGCCAGCTTTGAATTCGGATACCCAGTTATGGTCGTAGCGACCTTCACGCGCCTCACGTCCTTTGCGCTCAATGAACTCATCTGCAATGAATTCCAGCGGGTCGCCTTTGTGGCCGTGCGGGGTAATCAAAATGAAAGTGACCATCTTTGGCACTTCGTAGCCAAGTTCTTTGGTCGCTTCAGCGTCAACGCCATGCTCGCGTTCTTGAAACATGAAAAACGGTACTCGTGACATCGGGTCGGCGTAGGCCATTTGTAAATCTCCTTGTAGTAAGCGGTCGCGCTTTGCATTGCAGTCGTGTGACCACAATGAAAAACGCCCTCCGAAGAGGGCGCTTAGTGGAGCAATCCTGCTTAGGTGATTGCGCCTTGGAGGAACGAGCGGTTGATTTGGGCGATGATGAAGCCCGTCGCCGTGAACGTCACCGAGCTGTTGCCGCCTGCCGATGCATTGGCAGACAAGGTCACAGTGCGGTTATCCGGATCCACAGACACCACAGTGCCAGACACACCGGTGCCGGAGACTGCGAAGCCAGGAACCACGCCATCAACGTTTGGCACGCGGATCAACGGGCTGCCGTTCGTCAACACCGCAGTTTTCACCACGTTGAAGGTCGAAGGAGCCAGCGATACGGCATTCAGTACTTGACGACCAGCGCTGTTGGCCGTGACTTGGCCGCCAGTGGTTGCATCGATACCGAAGGTCGTACCGGCTGCGACCGAAGCCGTAGCCTTGATGACCGCTGCGCCGCTGATCTGTACCCAGCCGTATTGCACCGAGCTAGACGAAGCGACCGAGTTGATAGCCACGGCGATGCCGCGACCGGTGTTGGCCGCATTGGTGGCGACAGCAGCCGAATAGCCAGACGAACCACCGAAGCCGGAGATAACCACCACCTGACCTTGGGTAATCGCAGCGGATGCAGGGAACTGCACGTACTGGAATTCGCCGAAGCCGTAGTAGTTATCGACTGCCGAGATGATCGTGCCGAGCTGTTCGCGCTGCACGGTGTCAACGGTGTTGAGGTAGCCCTGTTGGACTTGACCGATAACGGGCGTAATTTGAGAGTAGGCCATGTTATCCCCCTTATGCCTTCAAGACGCCTTGCAGCGAGCGGTTGCTCAGTGCGAGGTTGCCTTGCCAGATGATGGTTTTAACCATGGCATCTTGGTTGATGGATTCCACGTCATCCAACATGGTGATATTGGCGTCTTTGTGGACAACCAAATCGATGTAGTTGGTGTTGAGGAAGTACGCGTGTGCTGCTGGAATACCACCCGACGAGTCGAAGAACACGTCTGCGGTTTTGTACTTCATTGCCAGCATGCCGCCTTTGCCGCTGTCTTCAGGCGCATAACGCTTCAACGAAGTCTGCGATTGCTCGTAGAACGTGAAGTAGTCATCCGACATGACGATGGTGTCTGGCATATCCATGCCACGGGTCAGCTTGATCCACAGTGGCAGCATCAGCGATTCGATGGTGCTTGCGGATGGGGTGATGGCCGAGCCGCCTTGCAGCGGTGCAGCAGCGGATTGCACGACGTTTTGCCAGAAGGCGTAGGTCGAGCTGTTGATGCCACCGACCGTACCCGTGCCAGCATCAGCGATCAGTGCTTGCAGACCGTTGATCTGGTTGGCAGCGGTGCCGTCCGAGTACAAGTCAGCTGACAGACCATTGGCGAACGAGTGTTGTGCATTCTTCACTTTCGATTTAACGAAATTGATGATGCGGTTCTCGCCGCTGTTGGTACGCATTTCCAGACCGGAGATTGCCAGATTGACGGCGACCTGACGCCATGGATATTCGGCAGCGGTCAGGACATCGACAGCAGCGATATTCAGAACGTCATAGCCGGAATAGCGCTGATACGTGGTGTTGTTAGCGTATTCGAGAGGTTGAACAATGCTCAGGCCACCGTCTTCCAGGCGAACCTTGCCGCCTTCTGACAGTTTGCGATAGAGCGCGTTGTGTTTGGTGACGTTATCTGCGACTTCCTTGCTGTGGTTGCGGAAGGTGGTCGTTACCAGCTCCGAGAAAACAGCAAAGTTACCGGCAGCGTAACCCTGTCCGGGAGATGCCATAGTGATGCTCCTTGATTAGATATAAGCGCCCATCAGTCGTCGATAAGTCGCTTTGATGGTGTCGTCCATAGAACCTATGGGCTCGGAAACGGGCATGGATGGGCGGGGCTTTGTATTGACGCTGGCCGCTTCTCGTGCCGCTTGTGCCTTCTTTGCTGCCTCTTCGCGCTGCGCGGCCAATTGCTGTTGGAGCATGGCGGCGCGAGTGGTCGGATTCGCATAGACGGCTTGCTCATAGGCATCCGATAAGTCCTTGGCCTGACCCGCTTGTAGAAGCGCGATCATGTGTGGCTTGACGGTCTCGAAATGACTATGGTTTGGGTCAGCAGCGAAGGCGGCGATTTCGCTGTTGAGCGACTCCGCTGCTTGCTGCTGAACCGTGGATTGCTGCGTCTGGATGTAGCTCTGCAACTGCTGTACTTGCTGCTGCAAAGCGCTCAAATGTGGATCGACTGGCGTTTCCTGCATCTGCTGAACTGCGCCGAGGTCAATGCCGTATGTCTTGGCGAGCTGGGCGAAATACGCCTGTTTCTCGTGTGGCTGGCCGTAGCGCAGCGTGTGGTCGGCTTGCATCAGCTCAGCCACCGCACGATCTGGTGAGATGCCCAGCGTTTGCAGCGTTTGCATATGGGGCGCAATGGCGCGCTCCATCGTCTGCGCGAACTGTGCGGCGCTCTTGTATTGCTCGATGCCGCGATGGAAGTCGGCCTCGCGGCGCTCTACCTCTGCACGCGCTTCTGGAGGCAGCTTGTTCCAGACGGCAGCGGCTTCTTTCTTCCAAGTGTTTGGCGCTTGAGAGACTGGCGCTTCCGGTTCTGCAACGGTTGCTTCTTCTGCAGGCACGGGGGCAACTGCCTCTGGCTCTGCTGCCACCGCTGGTTTCGCGGCGAACTTGCCTTTCTGGTCGCGCAGACGTTCGGCCTTTGCTTCGGGCTCTTCAGGGACGACGCTATCCGGCACTTCCGGTGCGTTGCCTCTTTCAGCAATCCCATGCAACGTTTCGCGGATCGTGTCTTCCATCGATACCGGTTTATCTGCTACTACATCGTTCTCAACTTCGGCGGTTGCGCCTTCGTTTTCGATGGTCATCTAAAAGCTCCAGACGTAAAAAAATCACCCGAAGGTGCTTTGTTGAGGTTCGACGCCGGTTAGGTCGTCAAGGCATTCTGTAATTGCGTTGCGGCCTGCGCCGCCGTGTTGCTTGAGGTGAGTTGCACCCATCGGCTGCGCCCTGCGTATGGAGCGGTGACGCCAACTGCATACACGTCCGTGACGGTTGGGCCTGGGATGAGCGTTTGAATCGTGATGGTGCGGCCAGTGCCAGTCGCATCAAGCTGTGCGACAAGTTGTGCTTCAGTAAAAGCCATGATGTCTCCTATAACGCTGCCAGTGCCGCAGCCTTCTTTGCCGGTGAAAGCTCTGCCCATGCGCTGCGTACAGCGTGATCGAGCTTCTTGT